GTATTATCTCCACCCATGAATAAACTCATATCAAATGAGTTTGTAACTAAGTTTGTTGCTCCTTGTAATGCTTTTAATAAGTCATTAGACCCATCACTTTTTGTATCAAGGTAGCAATTTAATGTTCCAGAAATTTGTCTTGTTCCTGTAAATGATCCAATTGGTTGGTCAACAATACCAAGAGTTTCTGGAGTTAAATATGTAATATTATTGGCTATAGTTATAGACCCACCAATAATAGCGATGTCATAATCAGTAACTGCATCTAGTCCACCTGAAGCTGATCCTCCACCCTGTACAAGGTTAGATAGTTTTAATGAAGATAACTTATTTCTAAGATAATCTGCGTCATTTGTTCCACTAACATCAACAAAGTTGAATTTTTCTACATCAGTTGTAACAATTGCTTGAGTACCAGCACCTGATCCAGACACACTGTTAGCTTTAGAAGGATCTTCTATAGCTCCTGCGGCTGAGGCTGTTAACTGGTCAATACTTGTAGCATTACCAGACCAACTCAAAGTTGCAATTCCGTCAATAGAGAAATCAATCTCTACTTGATTAACTTGACATTCATTAAGTCTGTAAGTTGTATTTTCTAGTGCAAAATAGATTTGTAGTTTTAACAATTCGTGAGCATTAGATGCTGAAAAATCAACTGTTACTTGGTTTGCATCGGGATAACTTATACCTGAATTAGTAGTATTACCACTATTAGTATCTTTATCCGCAGTAGTCATTGTTTGTCCAGATAATGCTGCCCAAAGAATGTTTTCTGCAAAGTCTTGCGTTCCGCTGGCTCTGAAACTTGCTGTTCCATGAGTGAAAGGTCTTGCATATGTTTGGAAAGACCATTCTGCAGGTGCTAAAGAGTCATTGAATCTCTTTGAACCCCTGTTTGGAGCGGTACCCGCTTCGTTGATTGTTACATCAGTACTCTCGTTTGCTTGGGAAAAACTATAACCATCTAATACACCTATTTTAAAAGTATTTGCGTCTCTTTCGTTTCCTTTAAAAAGACCAAGTGCAGCTCTACCACCGTCAAAAGTAGTTGCAGTTGCAGTGTTTGCTCCGTCAATTTTAACAGCGAAGCCTGTACCTGTACCTGAAGTTGCTGATTGTGTTAAATCTGCATTATCAGTTTTTGCTCCAGAGCCTCTACCATTATTAGTTAATGTTACAGAAGTAACTGCACCACTATTAACTGCGGTTACAACGACATTCACAGCCGATGCGCCAGTGCCAACAGTAATAACATCTCCAACAGCATGACCTGAGCCACCTGTTATGTTATCGACTTCTATTACACCACCGCCACTTGTATGAACACCATTTACTGTGCTTACAAATACTTGGGTATTTCTCGATAGATTTAAAGCCATTGCTTTCTCCTATATTTATCTTTGGAAAGGATTCCGCGTCACATTAATGAGCGTCTTCGTTTCCTAATATCGTATAATGATAGTCATTTCACCAATTCCTAAAGGCTCTACGACTCCTTCGTCAGTAGTTAGTGACTCCACATTCATAGATGTTGTCTTTTCATTTGGATTAACACTATCATCATACACCAACGCATCATTCTCGTCGATAATCTTTTCAATATCTTCAAGTAACAATGCTAATTCTTCTTGAGCATCTTCTTCATTATGAACATATGCTCTTATTGTTAAAGTTAAAAATCTCCATTTAAATCCGCCAGGTTGATATTCTCTTTCTTCATCACCTGCTACCACACAGACTTTTGGATATTGTTCTATTTCATCTAAAAAGAACATTTTTGATGATACATTTTCAAATACATTACTATTGAAAGGGTGATTACCATCAATTTCTTTTATTTTTGTTGCCATAGCATCGGCAATCTTTTTTCTTTTTGTTCTGTAAACAGGCATTATACTCTCCTAAGTGTAAATTGTGCCTCTACATGTCTTTGTGCTAAATTTCTTATACTTTTTGTTATTAAAGGCTTTGGATTATAGCCATTTGGCCATTGTTTAACTCCTAAATTTTCAAAAGTTTGATAAGGATTTGACTGATAAGAATATTCTCCTATTAAAGTTTTCGGTCCTTGTCTTAAACTATTTAATACAACTGAATTTGAAAATGTTCCTGTTCTATTTATCAAAGCAGGCCTTCCCATATTTCTTCTAACTTCTGCTGGAAGACTTCTATTTATCTTTCCTTTTAGGTTAGCAAGAGTTAAACCTTTTTCTTTTTTTCCTGAAACTTTTTTTGCTTCTCCAAGTTTACCTCGTATATTAATATTAAAAGGAACTAGTGGTATTTTTATATCCTTTGTTGGAGTTATTAAATCTAAAGTTCTTTTTCCGTCTTTAAATTTTACTGCTTTTGATTTTACTGTTCTTTTTATTCCTTTCTTTTGTTTAATAGGACTATTTCTATTTACCAACTTATCAATAATAGAACTAATTACATCTTCACTTGCTTGAGTAGCTATAGGCTTACTCATTGTTGCTTTAGGGTTTAGTAATTCTAAATCGTCCTCAAAAACTTTTGTTACAGCTTTTAAATATTCTTTTCTTACATTTGCTATATCCGTAGTACCAAAAGCATAGTTTTTACCCATAGTTAACTGAACAACATTTTCTACTCCGTATACTCCAGCTCTTCTTTTTACTTGCTTTTGCTCTAATTTAACTCCTAGTGCTTTTACTGTTTGATCATATAAATCATGTTCTCTTAATTTTAAACCTGCATTAAATCCAAGTTTACTAGTTTCTAAACTTTTTATTGCTTGCAATGCCCTAGTAGTTGGTTTACTGTGTTCTTTTTTAAGTCCAGCTCGTTTTAAAACAGTTACTACTGATTGATTTCTACTTCTTCCAGCTCTAGGTGGAACACTAGTTTGTGGTAATATAGCCTCGGGACCAAATATAGTAGCTACTTCTGTTACAAACATTATCCACATTTCTTGAACTAAATTATCATATAGTATATTTAATGTGTTTTCAGCATTAGCTTGATTACCTGGAATTAAAAGTAGTATAGACCAAGTTTTAGGTCTTTTTAATCCCATGTCACTAAAGTTAGCTTGAAACATAGGTGACCCAGTTAAATTGGCTCCTTTTTTATATTTTATAAATCCTACACTTCCAATAAATTTATTTCTTTTTGCAAACTTACTAATTCTTTTTGCAAATGTTTCCCAGTTAGTGGCAACATTAAAATCACTATATTCTTTATGGGCTTCATTATCTATTACACCATTTGCTAATAATCTACTTAAAATTTCGGTAGTTCCAGCAATACACCCATCAATAAGAGAATCTGTTCCCCAAATAAATTCTACTAATGTTTTTCCTTTTAAATTTTTATTAAAATATGCACCAGCAAATTTTGTATTTGCTTCATCTACTTTTGTTTTTACTTTTCGTTTTATAACTGTTAGTGACATTATTTATGCACCTTATAAAAATCAAGTATCCTTTTTATATGGTCTGGAAATCCTATATTATCTCTTAGAGTAGTTGAAACTTCGTTTCTAATTTGTGCTCCAGATATAGTTAACCCTGACTTTCTTTCATCTTTAAGATAGTATTTTACTAAATCAAAACAAGCAAGTTTTAAATCTTCAGGTGTAGAAGCATATCCTGACCTATATACAACTTTTACTGCTTTTGGTCCTTTAGGAAATGCTTTATCACTTGTAGCTGTTGTTCTTCTTATCAAATCTAGCCCAGTGTCTACAATATATTCATATTTTCCACTCGAGTCTGAATTTTCTGTAATTAAAGTAACATAGCTTTCTGCTTGACTTTGCCTTTCTTGTACTTGACTTACACTTATGAGAGGACTTTCATCTACCATCACTGCAGTAGTAAAAGTATCCTTTATATCAAAAAACTCTGTTTTATCTGAACTGTAAAAGTCAATAAAACTAGTTCCGCAGTAAGTTTTTACTGCTTGACTTATAGCGGGTACAATAACATTAATCTTTGCGTCTTCGTTCAGGCCTTTAATACCTGCGAAGTCCTTATATTGTTGTAATGTTACTAAGTTTGCCATAATTCATAAAAGTGAGGGGATTGGCTCCCCTCAAGCCTCAAAACTTTAGCTATTAACTAGCTTTATAACTTCTGATGTGAACTGATGTAGCTCCATCGATTAAGTCAGTGAAACCAAGTCTTTGTGAAGCCACAAGGACTCTTCTTTGGTTTTCAACATCATAGTCTGATTCGACAGTGACGCCTCTTAATCTTGGCATTACATAGTTTCTTGGGTATACCGCAACAGCGTGTACCTTACTAACTGCAGGTGATGCAAATTCGTCTACTAGAAGAATTCTAGAACCGAACACTTGTCCGATTTCACCTGATAGCTTAGTAGCCATGTCGCCAACTAGGTTAGCGTCTTGGAACTCAGCATCACTTAATAAGTTATAGTACTCTTGTTGGTTAACAATGTACAATACTTCTGATGGGTTGATACCGTATTTACCCATTTTCTTTCTCATATCTAATAAGTTAGATGCAGTTAAAGATTCACTTGCAAATGCAACACCTGATGCAGTTGCGTGTGTACCTGAACTGTCATCTTGAGCAGCTAATTGAATTAAGCCGTCAAAAGAACCAGATGAGAATACACCATTAGCAGAGTTGTTACCTGCTAGGATTGCATTTTCAATCGCTCTTGCATGAGATCTTACCATTGACTCTCTGATGAGAGGCAAGATTGGCATGATTGCATCTTCTTCTGTCTCGTTACCTATAAAAGATTTTGAGATTAATTTTACGGTAGAAAGTGTTTTTTCTGCCATATCAATACCACCTGCTGAACCAGGATTGTATGCGTCACCTCTTTGAGCCAAATTACCATGTGGTGAAGAACCACTAGCAGCTTGGTTTGCGGTAAACTCAGCGTAACCTGAATCTGGTAGGATTGGTATTATCATGTTTGCAGAACTCATTGGAATTTCTCTAAATAGAGGTGCTAACACCAATTCATTCTGAATATCTCTTTCAACATTTGTAGATACAACCTGTTCAAAGTCTCCTGAAGAAACTGCAACACCTGACATGTTGTTTGCTTTCTCCATAACACCTTTTGCATAATCGGTGTCGAAACCTCTTCCAGTCGCTAGTCCTAAGAACTTAGCGTCCATGATATCATTTTCAAATGCTTTTTTCCAGTCACCTGTGCCAGTTCTGTCTGAGAAAATTCTTTTTGACTCTCTGATATTCATGATTTCTTCAGACTTCTCAGATAACTGAGATTCTAAAGATTTTACAACTTCTTGTAAATCTTCATGCTTTTCATTGACTCTTTTCTCAACATCAGACATTAGCTTTTCAGCACCAGATAAACCTGCTTGTATAACAGATTTTTGTTCTTCCTGCTTTGCTTCTTGAACAGCCTTTTCGTTAGCTTCCACTTTAGCGGCTTCTTCAGCTGCTTCTGCTTGTGCTTTCTCTTCTGCTGCTTTGAGCTCTGCTTGCTTCATTGCATACTGAGCAACAGCTTTTTCAGCTGCCTCAGAGGCAAATTTGTCAAGATCGAACTCTGGAGAAGTTTCAGGATTCATTTTTTCTTCTGACATATCAGTCTCCATTTTTTGGGATTTCTCCCCACTTGGCTGCTCAACTTTCACAGCGTCTGCTGAGTCTACTGAGTTAGCCTTTATAAATTGCTTTTTGAATTTTTCATAGTCTTCCATAGTATCAAAAGACTTTGCTAAAGAGAACGTTGCTCCCTGATTGCAAGGTACTGATACCACAGACACTTCAAATAATTCAGCGTCCTTTATTTTATATCCGTCAGTTTCGGTCATGTAATCTGCGTCCTTGACTCTGAAGCCGACAGAAAACGCTCCAAGGACACCATCTTTGACTAAATCTTTAATTTCACCTGCAGCTTTAGAAATTCTACCTGATATTTCTAAACCTTTGTCGGTGACTTCCAAACCTGTTGCTCTACCGATAGGCTTATTGTGGTCATGATTAAAAAGTAAGACAGGATTATTTTTAAAATTTTCTAGTCCACCTTTTGTCCATGCTTCCGCTTCAATAATGTCGCCAGCTCTA